CTGGGGCCGAGACAGAGCCCTGGCCGAAGCACACCACGCCGTCCGCCACCTGCCGCCACGGCCACCCGGACCCGACCGGCCCGACCCCGGCATGAAGGACCACAGCGAGGCCTACGCCTTCGAAGTCATCCCCGTCCGCTCGGGGTATGGGGGGGAAAACTCGCCAGTCCACACGCCCAGTTCACCCCATGACACCCCGACGAACGATGTGTGTTGAGCGGCCGAGATGACTGGCCGGCACAACTACCCGACCAACTTCGGGTTCGTCCCGACGGCCGATCCGAGGGCGCTGATCAGCCCGGATTTGGCCGGATTCGTCGAGGAATACGGCCGATTCATCAAGGGGACGCTGTCAGGTCAGCCGATTCGGCTTCTTCCGTGGCAGAGACGCCTGCTTCGCGATCTGCAGCGGGCGAGGAAGCGGACGGTGGGTCCTTTGGTGGCGCTGGTGGGGGTCGCCCGGAAGAACGGGAAATCGTTGCTCGGCGCCGGCGTCGCGTTGCATGGCCTGGTCGGCGAGGGCGAGGAAGGCGCCGAGGTGTACTCCTGCGCCGGGACGAAGAAGCAGGCCCGGATCGTGTTCGACGCGGCGAAGCGGATGGTGCAGCTGTCACCGGAGCTGTCCCGGGTGATCAAGCCGTACCGGGACGTCCTGGAAGTCCCGGCCACTGGGTCGACGTATCAGGCGGTGTCGGCCGAGGCCTTCTCGAAGGAGGGCTACAACCCGAGCGTGGTGGTGTTCGACGAGGTGCATGTCCAGCCGAACGCCGAGTTGTGGGACGTGATGCGGCTCGGGATGGGGACTCGGGAACATCCGCTGCTGTTCGGGATCACCACCGCCGGCGCCCTCTTCAACGTCCGTGGTGAGCCGAGCTTCTGCCATGAGATGTACCTCTACGGGAAGCAGGTCGAGTCAGGCGAGCTCGTCGACCCGAGCTTTTTCTTCAGGTGGTGGGAACCGGCCGATCCGGACGCCGACCACCGGGATCCGAAGACGTGGGCGCAGGCGAATCCGTCGATGCGGGGGATCCGGACGTTGCGGGCCGATCTGACTTCGGCGGTGAAGCAGACCCGCCCGCAGGAGTTCAAAACGAAGCGGTGCAACCAGTGGGTGGCCAGCAAGCAGACGTGGCTGCCGCCCGGGGCGTGGGAGGCGTGCGAGGACATCGGCCGGCTCGTGGACGGCCCGGTGGTCCTCGGCTTCGACGGGTCATGGTCGAACGACAGCACGGTCCTGTTGGGTTGCACGGTGGAACGGCGGCCTCACCTGTTTGTGATCGAGGCGTGGGAGAAACCGCCGGGGCAGGACGACTGGCGGGTTCCGATCGCGGACGTCGAGGAGGCAATCCGGGCCGCCTGCCGGGATTACACCGTCACCGAGGTGGCGGCCGACCCGTACCGGTGGTCCCGGTCGTTGCAACGTCTCGAGATCGACGATGGCCTGCCGATCGTCGAGTTCCCGACGAACTCGCCCGAGCGGATGGTGCCCGCCACGAAGCTGTTCGAGGACGCCGTGATGGACCGTTTCCTGACCCACGACGGGAACCGCACCTTGGCCCGCCACGTCGCCAACGCTCGAGCGAAGGTGACCACGAAAGGGCTAGTGATCACGAAGGACCACAAGGCGTCACCGATGAAGATCGACGGGGCGATCGCGGGCCTGATCGCTCATGACCGGGCGTCGCAGCTCGTACCCCCCGAACCCGAACCCGAACTGCAGGTGTTCTTCGGATGAGCGCACGGGCCCGTGCGGATCGGATCGCGCTGCTGATCGAACCGCGACGTCAGATGCTGGCGCTGCTCGGCGAGGAACGAACGGCGGGCCAGCTGGCGGCCTGCTTCGCGCTCAGCCGCTCGGCGGTGAGCCAGCATCTCGGGGTGCTCGTCGAGGCGAAGCTCGTCACTTGCCGGCGGGACGAGCGGGACGGTCGGCTGCGCCGGTACCGGGCGGACCGGTGGGCGCTGCGGGAGTTGTTCCTCGAGACGTGGGGGGAACTCGTTGAGCACACATAACACGCCCGCCGGCGCCGGCCCCGAACCCGAGCTGATCGCCGAGAGTGTGCGGCACGATCCGATCTGCGAAGGCTGGATGCGAACCGCTGGCCGACCGTGCTCCTGTGCCGTACGTCCCGCCGAATCAGTAGCGGCCCTGGCTCTTGCCGCCTGGCGTGCCCCGATTGACGACATCCCGCCGGAGTCGCCCGCTGACGTGGACTGGGACTGCTATCGGGACTGCTGGACCGATGGCTTCGAGACGGGCTACAAGGCGGCGCAGGCCGCTCTGATCGACGGAGACGACCGTGGCTGAGCAGGCGTTTCTCATCAAAGTCGATGGCCGAGACGCCGCCGAATGGCAATTTGAAGCGGCCCGACTACGGCAGGCAATCAGGGGCGCTCTCGACGAGCTAGGAGTGCCTGGGCTGGATTGCCCTGCCCCGGTCGCCAACGCCGTGGGCATCCTCTGCACCGCACTGGCCGACTGTCCCGAACCGCACCCGTACATCGAGGCGCAGAAGACCAGACAGCCCGCCGAGCCGCTCGACCGACCCGCAGTAATCGACGGCTCCGGGGGCGGCAATGAGTAACTGGACGCACCCGATCTGTGCGAGGCGTGCTGGATCGACACGGAGGGCAACTACGAGCGGAACGAGGAGCTTGACGCTGACGTGCTCGTCTCCGTTCGCCAGCCCGCCCGCATCGTGAACCCACCCGACGAACCACCCCCGCCTGTTGAGCGATGCTGCTGGTGCCTCGCCCCCACCATCGTCGGGATTTACAAGCGCCACGACCCGGCCAAGCTCAAGAACTGTGGCGGGCACGAACCCGAACACATCGACGGCTGAGCGTTCGCCGGCCGGCCGCACAAAATGTCGCTGTCCGCTGTCGCGTCTTGAACAATCTGCCTCGGAATCCTTGACTCGCTGAGCGGTCCGCCCGTAATGCTCACTCGCAGTGGTGCGATCGTCTCTGGCTGAGCTGATCGAGGCCCTCGGCGCCGTGCTGGTTGTCGCAGGCCTCGTGTTCTGGTCGCTGCCCCTCGCTCTGATCACCGCCGGCTGCTTCCTGGTGGTCGTGGCGAATGCGCCCGGTGCGGCCCGCCCCGGCCCCCAGACCTCGGGTCGGGGTGGGTCCCCGGTTGAGACCCGCCGGTGACGATCCTGGCCCGCTACCGCGAGCAGCGCGCCAACATCGAGTCGCCCGGCGTCCCGCTGACGTCGCAGGTCCTCGTCGACCTGTTCAGCCGCAAGGTGCGGTCCGGCGTGTCGGTCACCGAGGACACGTCGCTGACGATCCCGGCGGTGAAGCGGGCTGTCGATCTGATCGCCGGGACGACCGCCGGCCTGCCGCTCAAGACGTACCGCAACGAGTCCGACGGGACCCGGGTCGAGATCCGCAACACGCTGCTCGAGCTGCCCTATCCGGACGTCGTCCCGTTCGTGTTCTGGGAGCTCGTCCTCACCGACGCGCTGCTGTGGGGCAACAGCTTCCTCTACAAGGTCCTCAACGAGGCCGGCACCGACGTGGTCAAGCTGCTGCGGATCCCGCCGTGGGAGGTCCAGGTCGACCGTGACGAGGCCACCGCGCTGAACCCGTCGGGCAAGCGGTTCCGGGTCGGCGGGAACCGGTTCACGCCGGTGGAGATCATGCACATCCCCGGCCAAGGCACCGACGGGATCCGGGGCCTGTCCCGCATCGGCCTCGGCGCGGAGGCGCTCGGTGTGGCGCTGGCCGCCGAGCAGACCGCGGCCAGCATGTTCGGCGACGGCCTGTTGTTCGCCGGGATCCTCCACACCGACCAGGACCTGAACATGGATCAGGCCAAGGGGATCGCGGCGATGTTCCGCGAGTTCCTCAAAGGCGACGTCGGCGCCAAGATCCCCGTGCTCGGCAAGGGGACCGGGTTCGACAAGATGTCGATGGCCGCCGAGGAAGCCCAGTTCCTCGAGGCGCGGCAGTTCCAGGTCCTCGAGGTCGCCCGCCTGTTCGGCGTGCCGCCGCCGCTGCTCATGGACCCGGGCGCGACGTCGAACTACGGCACCGGCCTCGAGCAGCAGATGTTGTTCTTCCTCGTGACGACGCTCAACGGGTGGCTGACCCGGGTGGAGCAGATCGCCGGGCTGCACCTCACCCCGCGGGGCCAGTTCTGCGAGTTCACCCGGGCCGGTCTGCTGCAGACGGACACGCTGAGCCGCTACCGGGCCTACGCGGTGGGGATCCAGTGGGGCTGGCTGTCCCCGGCCGACGTCCGCCGGCTGGAGAACCTGCCGGTGAGCGACGAGGCGCTCGAGGAGTTCCTCCGCCCGTCCAACATGGCCGCCGCCGGCGAGGCCGGCGAGACACCGACCGGGCCGCCGGTCACCGAGGGGGTCGCCGCCAGTGCCTGAACGCCGCTCGTACAGCCTCGGCCGGCCGATCGTCCTGCGGGCCAAGGATTCCGACAGCGTCCGGTTCGAGGGTCACGCCGCCGTGTTCGATCAGCGGACCTGGATCGGCGACCCGCAGAAGCGGTGGGGCTGGTGGGAGCAGGTCGCCACCGGCGCGTTCACCCGGGCGATCAAAGAGGACGACGTCGCGTTCCTCTACAACCACGACGAGGACACCGTCATGGCCCGCACCGCCTCGGGGACGCTCAAGCTCACCGAGGACAAGATCGGCCTTCGGGTTCAGGCCGAGCTCGACCCCGCCGACACCGACGTCGCCCGCCTGGTCCCGAAGCTCGAGCGGGGCGACGTGTCGAAGATGTCCTTCGCCTTCTCGGTGTCGAAGGAGACGTGGGAGATCCTCGACTATCACCACCGAGTACGAGGACCCAGTCGACCTTCACGCCGGCCAAAGGACCGTCCTGCGGTATGTCGACGTCGAGTCCTGCTTTGTTTAGTTCCGGGCGAAGGCAGTTGATCATCTGCCACTTTCCGGTATCCATGCGAAGCGTCGCTTTAAGAGTTCGCTTTTCACCGTGCTGGGTGGTTTTTGTGCGAACTAATTCGTCGCCGTCCATCGTGATTTCGACCTCCACGGAGGCATAACTCACGAGGAACTTGAACACCGTCAGCACGGCGTTTGCGATGCCGGCGGCTTTCGCGTAATTCGCCGCTGCTCCACCCAGCCGGTCCATGATGATTCCGAAAAGAGTTGTCTTTGACAGAGCACTAAAGTCATTAACCAGATCTTCCATCTCCGTGGCTCC